ACAGAATTTTCTATTGCAATCAAGAAAGCTATTGTGGATGCGTTAGACTGAGCCTATTTATCTGAAAGAAGTTTCACTTAATTTGTTGTGCTATGTTAAATTATATTAAAAAGAAATTTATGGCGTTTTCAGACATTTTTAAGGATGATAACTCATACAATGAAAAGAACATTGTAGGGTTTGCTTCTTTTGCAGTAATGAGTATCTTTGCTGCTGCCGATATCGTAACAGGTATCTTAGGTATGGACTTAGTAATCTCTGATACTATCTTCAACTCATTCGTAATTATCGTATTGGGTTCATTTGGTATCGATGGTGCTACTAAGATCTTCAGCAAAGAGAATAAAGAAGAAGAACAAGGTTAAAATAGTTTACAATGGTATTAAGAAAAGGTGACAATAACGAAACCGTAAAGAAGATCCAAAAGGTCTTAGGTGTCGAGCAAGTAGGTAACTTTGGTCCTAAGACTGAAGCTGCTGTTAAGGAATGGCAGAAGAAGAACGGACTAGCTGCCGACGGTATTGTTGGCCCTGCTACTCTAGCTAAGATGGGCATTGTAGTAGAGGCAGCACCAGTTAAAGCTCCTAACAACACTCCTACAGCTGATGCAAAGTATAGCAAAGAGAAGATCGAAGCTACTATCAAAGCAAAAGACTATCAATGGTTCGAAGGTGACTACGTACTTAACATTGTAGGTGTTCGTAATTCAGACACAGGTACAGCCGTAACAAATGCTTTCGATGATAAGATTACTTTATCTTATATGGCTGAAGGCAAATGGGTATACAAGGAGTGGATGAATACAACTGACCCTGGTACAAAAGGAGTTAAGGAGTATCACAACGCTGCCGGAGTAGCTAGATTAGTTCCTGGTCAATACATCAACTCACACTTCTTAGGTAAGCACCAAGGTAAGTATGAAGCTCTTAAGCAAGGCGGTAAAGTAAAAGTATACCGTGATGCTAACAGAGATATGAATTATGATGAGAAAGTTATCCAAGAGGGTGTATTCGGAATCAATATTCACAAGGCCGGAGCCAATTCTACTTATGTAGAGAACTGGTCTGAAGGATGTCAAGTTTTCAAAAGAGCAGCTGACTTCGAAGAGTTCATGACTATCGTGAGAGCTTCAGTAGCAAAGGGTCACACTAAGTTTACTTATACTCTAATTGAATCTAAAGACATCGCATAAGCTATGAAATCGACGTCCGTGTTCCTATCGATAACTGCAACCTTAACATTCATGTGCACCTACTTTATGGAGCTCACAATGAGTAATGCAGAGCAATACTTAGCATTAATAGCGGTTGTATTTATCGATGGGTTCTTCGGCATCGCCGCAGGCATCAAAAGAGAAGGTTTTCAAACACGAAAGGCTGTAAGAGTATTACAGAGAGCAATAACGTGGGTAGCTTTCTTAACAGTTATATTAATGGTTGAAAAAGGTTTTGAAGGAACAGGATGGTTATCAGAAACAATCATCGTACCATTTATCATCCTCCAACTACTCAGTGCATTAAAGAACGCCTCAATGGTAGGCATCATCAAGAGCACAGACCTTAACAAGATCCTAGACAAGATCGATCTACACAAAGGAGATAGAAGTTAAGTTGCTCGTTTAAATTATATTTCGTATCTTATAGTAAATATAATAGATACGGTATATGATACACATCCTACAGACCCTTACTGCTTTATTTGTTTTTACTATTCTAGTAGCACCTATCGTGATGCTAACCATCTTGCTATTACGAGGTACAAAAACTAAGACAGATACTCCTAAAGTATCAATCGATCAAATTGCTCAACTAGAACAGAACGATAGTATCATTGTAGAAGATATCAATGAAGCTTTATCTGCTATTGCCGGACGCTTAGAGGCGATTGAAGAGCGTTTAGATCGAGAAGAGAACACAGTAAAAGGTTTTGCTAATAAAAAGAATCAATCAAACGATTAATAGTTATATGTCAGAAGAAATAGTTAAGTACGGCCCAAGTGCTACTGAGATCCTCAAGAAAGAATATCCTACCATTTATAATGGCTATATGGCTGTCATGGAAGAGCAGCTGGAGCTATTTAGTAAGAAACATCTTGACTACGGTATGCATAATATTACTGCTGGTACTCAGCTTAGTAATGAAGAAGAAAGGTCTTTTGCTCTTACAGGGCTTTGGTATCGAATGAGCGATAAGATCAATCGTTGGAAGAATTTAATTATTAAGAATAGAGGAACACAAAATGAATCTCTATCAGATACCTTTCAGGACATCTGTAACTATGCAATCATCTGCCAGCTGGTAGAGAAAGGATTGTGGAAAAAATAAGTTATGGCTAAAAAACTCCCAAAGGAGGTTAAAGTAGTACAAGAGTATAAAGCTAGAAAAGTTGACTATAGTGTAGAGAAGAATATCTCTTTCAGTCAGATTCTACTCTATGATAGCTGTCAATACAAATGGTACCTAACTTACCCTAAGAAGTTAGCACCTTATACACCTTCCATACATACAGTCTTTGGTACTGCTCTTCACGAGACAGCACAAGAGTGGTTAGATGTATTATACAATCAAAGTGTTAAGGCTGCTACTGAGATGGACTTATCTGAGTTACTCTTAGATAGAATGAAGAAGACTTATAAGAAAGAGCGTTACAATAATGCTCATCAAGACTTCACTACTCCTGAACAGCTTCAAGAGTTTCATACTGATGGGGTACAGATATTAAACTACCTCAAGAAGAAACGAGCTATATACTTCAGTACAAAGAATACTTACCTAGCAGGTATCGAAGTACCTATCCTTCAGGAGGTAAAGCCTGGTGTACTATTCAAAGGTTTTATTGACTTAGTATTCTATAACAGCTTCACTAATAAGTATTTGATTATCGATATCAAAACTTCTACTAGAGGCTGGAGCGATTACGAGAAGAAGGACGAAACTAAAATAGCTCAGATACTTCTATACAAAGAGTACTTCGCCCAGCAATTCAATACCGATGTAGATAATATAGACGTTGAGTACTTTATTGTTCGTAGAAAGATCTTCGAAGGAGGAGAGTTTGTACCCAAGCGAGTGCAAGAGTTTAAACCGGCCTCCGGAAAGGTTAAGCGAAAGAAGGCAATGGAGAAGGTTAATAGCTTTGTAGCAGATGCTTTTGACGATAATGGAAACTATCTTGAAAGAGAGTATCCTAAACAGCCTTCAAAGAGTAGCTGTATGTTTTGTCCTTTTAAAAATAATCCTTTGTGTAATGTAGCCATAAAGTAGTCTAGGGTATATTTATATATAGATATATAATACTAAAGGCTATGAGTGATAAAAAGCTAACCAGTGTAAGGGTGGAGCAAGAGTTATTTGAACAGTTTAAGATACAATGTGTACGCCACAAATTTTCTTTTCAAAAGCTTGCCGACCGAGCAATTTTTCTCTATCTTACAGATGATAGATTCCGAGAGAAGGTACACAATCAAAATGATATAAGTATCAAATAAATGAACAGTAAATTAAGTTACGTTAAAAAAGAAGATCGAAAGAAGATCCTTCTGTTATCAGATGATATGAGACTACACTCCGGCATCGCTACGATGTCCAGAGAGATAGTAATACAAACCTCACATCACTTCAACTGGGTTAACCTAGGAGGAGCAATGAACCATCCAGATGATAAGAAAGCATTTGACCTATCGGCAGATGTTAACAAACAAGTAGGTATCGAAGACTCGTACGTTAAGCTATATGCTACGTCAGGCTACGGTACTGCTGATATTGTTAGGGAACTTATTAGAGTAGAGAAGCCAGATGCTATTCTACACTTTACTGATCCTAGATACTGGACTTGGTTGTACGATATTGAAAGAGAGATTAGACAGACTATTCCTCTTCTCTATCTAAACATTTGGGATGATTATCCTACTCCTCTTTACAATAAGAGCTTCTACGAGTGTTGTGATCTACTGATGGGAATCTCTAAGCAGACTGTTAACATTAACAGAATGGTATTAGATGAGAAAGGGAAAGGTAAAGTTATTAAGTATGTACCTCACGGCATCAACACAGACTTCTTCTCACCAGTCACAAAAGACTCTGACCAGTATGCTAAGTACTTAGAGTTTAGAAATAGTATCTTTGAAGGAAGAGATATTGAATTCGTTGTCTTCTGGAACTCTAGAAACATCCGACGTAAGTCACCAGGTGATGTAATTCTATCCTACAGACAGTTCTGTGATCAGATCGGACCAGAGAAAGCTAAGAAGTGTGCACTAGTAATGCATACACAAGCAGTAGATCAGAATGGTACAGACCTATATGCTGTTAGGGAAGCTATCTGTGACCCAAGCTATGTAAATGTATTCTTCTCTCAGAACAAGCTAGGAGCAGAGCAGATGAACTGGCTCTACAATATGGCTGATGTTACGATGTTGATCTCTTCTAATGAAGGATGGGGCTTATCTCTAACTGAATCAATGACTGCCGGTACTATGATCATCGGTAACGTTACCGGAGGTATGCAAGACCAAATGAGGTTTGTAGATGAAGCAGGAGAATGGTATACACCAAACCCATCAGTACCTTCTAATCATATGGGCACTTATAAAGAGCATGGTGAGTGGGCAGTACCTGTATTCCCTTCTAACATCTCATTAGTAGGCTCAGTACCTACTCCATACATTCACGATGACAGATGTGACTTCAGAGATGTAGCTAATGCTATTCAAGAAGTATACGAGTTACCTAAAGAAGAAAGAGATCGTAGAGGTATGCTAGGTCATGACTGGGTACGTTCAGATGAAGCTAAGATGACAGCTGACGCTATGGGAGCTAATATCGCTCAATGTATCGAAGAGACGTTTGAAAGCTTTGTACCACGTACTACGTACGACCTTATTAAGGTAGAGACTCTACCAGCAAGATATGTTAAACACGCAATGGTATACTAATGAGTAAGATAAATGTTACAATAAGCTGTCCGATTGATACGTACAGCGGTTATGGAGCAAGAAGCAGAGACTTAGTTAAAGCTCTTTTAAAGACAGGTAAGTACGATGTAAAGATTCTAAGCCAGCGCTGGGGTAATACTCGCTTCGGTTACTTAAAGGATCATAACGAAGTAGAGCTACTATCACTCGTTATACCTAACCTTACATCAAAGCCTCAAGTATGGATACAGGTAACTGTACCTAATGAATTCCAGCCTGTAGGTGAATATAACATCGGAGTTACTGCTGGCATTGAGACTACGATCTGTGACCCTAGCTGGATTGAAGGACTGAATAGAATGAATCTTAATCTAGTCTCTTCTAATCATGCTAAGGAGACCTTTCAACGCTCTAAGTTTAATGTAGAAGAAGCTGGCAAAGTAAAAGGTACAGTAGAGTTGCAGAAGCCTATTGAGGTACTGCTTGAAGGAGCAGACTTAGAAAAGTACTTTGTTACTCCTTCTAACTTTAACCTATCTGGTGTCGAAGAAGACTTTGCTTTCTTATTTGTAGGACATTGGTTGCAAGGAGACTTTGCACAAGACAGAAAGAATGTTGGCTATATGATCAAAGCCTTCTTAGAAGTATTTAAGAATAAAAAGAAACAACCAGCTCTTATTCTAAAGACTCAATCAGCTAACGCTTCCATCTTAGACAGAGATCAGATCTTAAAAAAGATAGATGAGATTAGAAGTACTGTTAGCGGTACTCTACCAAACATCTACGTACTTCATGGAGAGATGTCTGATCAAGAAGTTAACGAACTATACAACCACAAGAAGGTAAAAGCTATGGTTAGCTTTACTAAGGGTGAAGGCTTTGGACGTCCTCTATTAGAGTTCAGTCTGGTTAACAAACCTATCATTGCCACAGGATGGTCAGGACATATTGACTTCTTAGATGGAGAATTTACTACTCTAGTAGGAGGTTCATTAACGAATGTACACCCAAGTGCCGTAGTTAAGAATATGATCTTGGCAGAGTCACAATGGTTTACTCCTGCAGATAGTGAAGCAGGATTAGCTCTACGTAACGTATTCGAAGACTATAAGAAGTATTCAGAGCTAGCTAAACGTCAAGGGTATAAGTCACGTAATAACTTTAGCTTTGATAATATGGTAGAGCAATTAGATTCAATTCTATCAAAGAGTCTCCCGGCATTTGCTCAACAGGTAGAGTTAAAACTACCAACACTTTCACTTCCTAAACTACAAAAGATTTAAAATGGAACAGTTAACTATTTGTAAGCGCTGTGGATCGAATGCCTGCTACGAACAGCAGGTAAGTGAAGAGGTTAAAACTTGGCTCTGTATGGGCTGTGGCTTTACTACCTCAACAGTAATGACTGAAGGCTCGGAGCCTATTAAAGCTATCTTAGAATCATCTCCTGAATTGTATAAAGATCTTATGCATACAGATGCCGATGGGTGTATCTGGGTACCTTCTACAATTACTTTACCTAATAGGGGCATGGTATTTCTAGATGGAACATCAGCAACAGATTGGAAATGGGCAGCAGTTAAAGCAGTACCGCTTCAAGAAGGCGATAAGAAGTTAAGTGAGAACCAAACTCATAGAATGGATATGCAGAACGTACAGCATTTTGCTGAACGAGACTTTATGGATGCTCTAGAGGTAATTGGCTTTTTCGAATTGTTATGAAACTAAGCTACGCCATTACTGTCTGTAATGAACTAGAAGAAATTAAAAGGCTAGTACCTTTCCTGAAGGAACATAAACGTCCTGAGGATGAAGTCGTTGTACTCTTTGATCAGAAGAACGGCGATAAAGAAGTTATCGACTACCTAGTAGAGTTTAACAAGTACCCTAACATTCAAACCTGGCGAGGGTTCTTTGATAATGATTTTGCTGCTTGGAAGAATAGACTTAACGGCTACTGTACAGGTGACTTTATCTTCCAGATTGATGCTGATGAGATGCCTACAGAGTATATGATGAAGATACTTCCTCAGATTATTGAAGCTAATGATGTAGATCTAATTAGAGTACCTCGAATCAATACTGTAGAAGGACTAACAGAAGCTCATATTCAGAAATGGGGCTGGCAGGTTAACGAACAAGGCTGGGTTAATTATCCTGACTATCAATGGCGTATCTATAGAAACGATCCTAGAATTAGATGGTGGGGTACTGTGCATGAGAAGATTCATGGACATGCTAACTTTGCTCACCTGCCAATGGAAGAGACAGAACTAGCACTAAGACATGCAAAGGCAATTGAGAGACAAGAGAAACAAAATAACTACTACGATACTTTATAATGGAAAAGATTTATTCAAAAGTAGATCCTAATAAGCTTCTACACATCATTGTACGTAAAGAAGATCTAACACCAGGACGTGTAGAGGTTGTACCAGAAGATCATTTTATCCAATGTGCACTTCTTAATATGGAAGAAGGTAAGACCTTTAGGCCACATAGGCATATCTGGAAAGAGCGTACCCGTAATGTGATTGCTCAAGAGAGCTGGATAGTAGTACAGGGGAGTGTACGTTGTACCTTCTTTGATATAGATGATGAAGTAATTGCTGAACCTATCTTATACCCAGGTGATGCTTCCTTTACTTTAGAAGGAGGACATACCTATACAATCCTAGAAGACAATACTCTAGTATACGAATACAAGACAGGTCCTTACGAAGGTCAGGCATTAGATAAAACATTCTTAGATGGACAATAGGTTTGTTATCATCACTACATGTTACAATGTAGAGCCGTACATTAGGATGAATATTCATATGAATAGATTCCAATCGTATAAAAATGCTCTCTTTATTTACGTTGATGATAATTCAAAAGATACTACTTATAGTACCTTAACTCATTTAGGCTTTGCTGATGATCGCTTCCTGGTCATTAAAAATAAAGATAACGGAAGTCAAGGTAAGGCATTTATGTATGCATTGAACTACTTAGAGAGTAATAACCTGATACAGGATGAAGACATTATTGTCGAAGTAGATGGAGATGATTGGCTCTCAAGTAGCTTTGTACTTCAATACCTAAATGAAGTATACCAGAACGAACACATTTGGATGACCTTTGGACAATACCAGATGTGGCCTACAGCTCAGTTAGGAGGTCACTTCCAGGCAGATATACATCCAGAAGTAGATAAGCAGAACCTACATCGTCAATATGATTTTCCTTACTCACACCTAAAGACTTATAAGTACTGGCTACTTAATAAGATAGAGAGGGAAGACCTAATTGATCCTGCTACAGGAGAGATCTTTGCAGCAGCATGGGATCATGCTCTATGCTTACCGATGGTAGAGATGGCTGGCAAGGACCATATCTTTAGATGTCCAGAAGTACTCTATGTACTTAATCGAGACCAAGAGCTACAAAATGAAGGAAAGCTTAGGACAGCTGAGCAGAAGCAAACAGAACAGAGAATTAGAGAAGGAAAAGTATACCAGAGGTTATGATAGTATTTGTTGTTGGTTTATATAAATCAGGTACATCTTTAATAGCTTCTATGCTAGAGGAGATAGGCTGTGAGAGTATTGTCGATAGGGTAGCTACAACTAAAGGACTTACCAGAGAGTATGACATTAAAGAGTCTTACTTTGTTAATCAACTAAACAATAAGATACTAGCCACCTACTCTAATGCAGAGATCTATTTTAAGAATGAAGACCTTCCGGAAGTTATTGATGAGGCTTTCACTACACTCATTAGGGATTTCTTAGCACAGCTTAAAGGCAGAACAGTCTTTATCAAAGACCCTCGCTTTATTGGCACATTAAAGTATTGGATAGATAATATACCAGAAGGAGAGCAGTATAAGATTGTCTATGTAGATAGGGAAGATGGATTAGAAAGCTCCTTTAGAATCGATAAATGGTTCAACAATAAGATAGTAGATGGCGATTACAGAAGAGCAATAGACTCTCTAAAGAGCAACTACTATCAAACCAGAAGCCAATTTAAAGGAATAGAGATTGACTTTGATACTCAGAAAAAGGATCAAGTAAAACTAGGTCACCTACTGTATAATTTTATCACTCAGGACTTTGATACAACTTACAAAGTTTACTTTCATAACTACTTCCTACCTTCCAAAGAACTAACTGAACTGTTTAGTAAACAGACACCAGGTAGTAGTGGAGTATGGAAGAACCTTATTGCTGTAGATGATATCAATCAAGCTGACTATGAAGTAGCTCAAGATAGAACAGACGGAAAGTATCATGCAAGTAAATTAATCTTCTTTGGAAGAGAGCCAAGACATATATACTTCCATGATATACCTCAAGCAGCATATAACTTTCATCACGAGAAAGGAAACAGCCATATGCCTCAGACCTGGTGGGTGAATCGAACCTATGATGAGATACTCTCTAATACGTCTACAGATAAGCCTCACCTACTAAGCATT